AACTGATGATAAATTACTATCGTTAGATAGGACGACTCTCAGCGCAGTTCCGCCTGCGCCGGTGCCCGAAACGCTTAGCGGTGCAGCGGTAACAGCGTCAACGGCTACACGCTGACGTTGTGCAGAGTCAACCGTTGCATTACTTTCCAGTAATTTGACAATGCGGCTCAACATTACTAATAAGTCATCGCTGCGACTTGCTATGGTTGGTATCGGATTTACCGAAGAAACATCAGTCGCAATACCATCATCACCAACGCTAAGTTTCATTCGTTGATACAAAACGCCGTTGATATCATCAGCGGCGACAACTGCACCACTACCCGGTGTATAACCTACGTTATCTGCCATGTTTTATACTCCACATTATTAATAAGAACATAGTTATTTATGTCAATGTAGTAGAGTAAGTCACGTTCAATGTGTCGCCGTTAGATACGGATTTTGATGTTCCGAACAAACCTGCGCTGTATAGAATTCCACCTGAAGTTGCTGTATCTGCAACAACACCCAAGTTACCAACTGAACCAACAATCAGATTGATTGCAACACCAGTCACAGTTCCTGTGCCGATGATTGATGATGAAACTGCCGCTGATGTGGACTTTACACCAGAAGATGCTGCTGAGAAAGATGGAGTTGCTCTTGCAGCAATTACGCTTGATCCTAATTCGGTGAAACCAGCATGGGTTGCATATGTGTCACCAGAAACAGGTGTTCCTGATGTGATGTATGACATACGAGTGTTTACCGCTGTCGCAGGTCCTTCAAGCCCGTGATCCAAAAGGTGATTTCTTCCTTGTGTTGTGACTAGGTTATTGAAACTATCTTCCCATTTCAATTTTCCTTCACTGTCAAAACATTCAATATGAAAATGACCAGATACTTCCATTACATCGGAGTAACTGCTGCCTCTTACAACTTCAGAGGTGATTATGTCTTGTGTTTTTGATAAGTTCATTTGTACAACTCCTGCTTTCTGTTGATGTGTCAACTTTTCTATTTATAATTTCTTGTAATTACAAGAAATTAAGAATAAGTGTATGATATTCTATCATTCCATGTTTTGTCAAAATCTGAAGAGCCATTTGCCCAAAGTATGTTATAGTCTGTGCCTATCTGCTCTATTCTCTTTACTCTCCAATTACTGGAAGATGTTGAAGTTCCTGGCAATGCTTCGCCAATGTAAGTGTAATTACCACTGACATCAATGAGTTTATTGTATTGCACTTCTACTCCTGTTTGTATGCTATTTATAAATGCAACAAGGTCTCTTGCGACGAACTTCTTCTTCACCGCATCAAAGATCAAAACAGAATTATTTGATGTAGCAGATAACTGTTGGAATTCAACGTCATCATTATCTAGTAGATTTACAGAACCTCCACCACTACCGCCGCCTCCAACCAACATAAGAACTTTGTTTACATTAGAAACTAGTGCGCTATGAAGTTTTTTGTAGTGGTCGCTAATTTTTTCTAGAAATGGTTCTACGTTGGGTGTTTTCCCGTCACTGCCATCCCTGCCATCTTGCCCCGGCAGACCTTGCGCTCCGGTGTCGCCTTTTGGTCCTTGTGGACCTACTTCACCCTTTGGTCCTTGTGGACCGACATCGCCTCTAGGACCTATTCTTCCAACATAACCTATTGGTCCCTGCTCTCCTCTGTCGCCTTTTTCACCTTTAGGACCTCTGATAGTTTTTAAGTTATCTTGAAGAGAGTCAACCTTCAATAAAAAATTGCCATCAAACTCTTCTTGTAAAGAACTTAATTGTTTTTTGATGCCGTCACATTCTTTTTTTGTATATGCAATTGAAGTTGCAATCAGAAGTGCGTCATCAACGACATCATTTCTTTCTTGAGTTTTCATTTGATTCTTCTGTTAGAGTTTCAAAGAACCTCGTCATTGATTTGGCTAACTCTCTTTGATCTGTATCGTCAGTGCTGAAAGATTCCGTTTGATCTTGAACTGGTGGTGTCTGAACATCGTTTTCAGTTGGTGTAGTCTCTTCTGCTCCAGCAACTTCTTCTTCCATTTGATCGTCAATCTCTTTGATGTCTTCTTCAGTTTGACGAAGAATGTTCTTGCGCACATATTCAATAGAAAAATACTTACCAACGAATTGATCAATATCAGTCAAAATGGCAATACGATCTTTCATGATTTCAGACTCTTTTAATTCTGAGAAGTATTGATCGCCATTGAATTTATAATTAATCTCCTCGCGCATCTGCTGCCACTCTTTTCTTGTGCAGACACCTTTCAGTAAGAGTTGTGTCTCAAGCATTTTGTCAAACATATGAGAAAATCTCAAACGGAGTCTAACAACAAACTTGTTGAATTTGATCTCATCGCGAGTGATTTCAGATGTACGCCCCAGTGAAAATCCATTGTCCGCCTCTAGTCTAGAAATAGGAACATTCATAGACTTGTAGAGTTTCTTTTGGAAATACAAGACATCTTCAATCTCACCTAGATTTTGCCCAGCAGGAAGTGTGGTGATCTCTGTGCCTTTACCACCTTCTCGTCTTGGCAACCAGAAGTCTTCAAGCATTGTTTGGAATCTTCTGTCATCACGAATCTCACCAGTCTGTGCATCATAAACAAGTTTATTCTTGTATTTCTGCATGATCTCGCGAAGATACTGCTCTGCTTTGATTTTTGGTAAGTTACCAACATCAATATAGAAGATTCTTCGTTCAGGTGCGCGCGAGATGCGATAGATGACGGTTGCATCTTCTAGCATGCGCAATTGATTGAGTGGTTTGATTGCTTTGTGAAGATTTGAGAGGACAACTTTGCCGTCTTTGTCAAATATGCCAGAGTGGACATAGCATATTGAGTCAAATGCAATCTTGAGCCCCTGAGAGCCATCTTTTGCAAAACCTTTTTCAGAGTAGATGAAATACTCTTGAGGTTTTGTGTGTATAGCAACAACACCAGCCGGATCTCTCTTGCGTGTCAGTTCTTTAACTTTTCGTATTTTTCTTGGATCTACATAGCGAACTTCTTTTAGACCCGCTCTAGGATTCTTCTCATCTATGATCATGTGATAGTAAAGTCTACCATCAACATACCATTTTCTGAAGATGTCATAACCTTGATTTCCAAAGTCAAGAAGTTTCATGATGTGATTGAACTCATCACTTATTTTTTTCTTGATGGAATCTGGTTGTTTCAAGCCGTCTAGTAGAATTTCAACAGGATAGTCGTCCTCTTTATACACAATAGCTTCATTGACAATATCGTCAATTGCAGTGTCGCATTCTGGCTGAGTAGACATCTCGCGATACTTACTGACTAGATCAGCATCATTTCTAATTTGACCTTCTAAGTCAACATATGTGCCATAAATTCCACCAGCGGTAACTGATACTGCGCCATCTTCATCAGAAGGTGGCACAAAAGACTTTACTAAATCTTTTTCCGCTTCATCTTTACCTATCTTGAATCCAAATAGTTTTAGTGCCATTGTTGTCTCTCTATCAAAATGTAAAAAGGGGCTATCGCTAGCCCCTTCTTTGTTTACGAACTATACGTAACTCTATTTATCACTCAATTTATGACTCAAGATAGAACGTCTGTACCACCAGCTTCATCTTGAGTGGATGATGGAACGATTGGAGACGAACTTGAATCCAAATAGTGATATTGGAATGTCACTGTAAATTCTTCAAGTGTATCTGTGCTGTCATAAGACAGATCAATTGCTCCAACTTCTGTAGGAAACACTTCATACAACTTGTAGTATCTAGACACTGTGGAGTCTGATTTCAAGTGATGGATGTCAACAGTTGAGTAGTAATCGCCAGCAGAAGAACCCAATGATTCTGTTGTTTCATCATGATTCTTGATGTAGTTTGTCCACTCAAGAAATAGTTGTCTAATCTTATGTGCATCATCTGCCATAAAAGTAGCAGTCCAGTCACCGAAACTTCTATCTCCAGGAATCTTGATTCTTCTTCCTCTGAATGGAACTTCAATTGTACCTAGTGTAAAGCTGGGAATAGCAGCAGCCTTGCAAAGAAGTTCAACATTGTTACCGTCAGTAGTTGTGTCAATGATACCATTCAATGTAGATGCTGTTGTAGCTAATTTATCTGTAGTTAATGTTATAGAAGGTACACCGATTTTTACTTTGAACAGATTTGATCTAGCGCCATACTTAAGTGCGCTTTTGAAATCGCTTAGTGTTGTTAATGCCATAATTTTCTCCTATTAAATCGGTATTTGAGTGAAATAGTCGTATGACCATGTCACAGAAAATTCTTCAACGGCATCAGCATTATCGTATGATAGATCAATTGTAGAAATGTCACTCGGCCAGCAGTGGTGAAGTTTGAACTTAGAAATGGCTTCTCCACTGTCGTCAAGTTGCTCCACAAGCATTGCTGGTGTTCTTAATAGCGCATTTGCAAGTGCATTTTGTGTGCCATCCGATGAATACAAATCTCTATTTCCAACAGAAGTTGCATTGAAATTTGTAAATACGATAGTTTTTTGCCAATCTTCAATAGCACTACGAATTTTATAGTCTTCAGTGTTTATGACAGTTGTAGTCCACTCTGCAAAAATTCTCTCGCCCGCAAGTTTGTATCTTCTACCTGCATTGAAAGCGACTTCAATCAGCCCAGTTGTTGAAGCAGGTAGAGATGCAGACTTACATGTGACGGAAAACAAATCGCGATTTTCTTGAATGCCTATATCAAGTGCTGTAACTCTGAAAAGGTTTGCTCTCGCACCCCCTCCCAGAGCCTCTCTAAATTTTGATACGTCAAAACTCATAGTTTTGCCCTCCTTATATTTCGTTTAGTTATTTATGCTGTCACTTCAGAGAAAGAAGCGGAACCTCTAACTGCAACGAAATTAAGTTGGATAAAGTTAACTGACTTGACTGGCTGAACAAAAATGTCGCAAATAAATTCGCTGTTGTTTACAACATCTTCTGGATTGTTTGTTTCATCACAGACAACCTTGAATGCTGTAATACCTCTTCTAGCTTGAACACTTCTCAGATATGGAGAAACCAAGTTTACGAAGTTCTCGCGTGTTGATGCATCATTTTGTTCAAATAGAAGATCAGCAGCACTTAAGCCAATTGTCTTCTCTATTTCAATGAAAAGTCTGCGTACATTGATTCTGTTGAATGCAGTGTTGCGTGTTGTGTATGTCTTGTCGCCAAACAGAACAGTTCCAATTCCAGCTTGAGTGATAACTGGATTGATTGCAGTCTTGTATAGCTGATCGCGTTCAGTTTGATTTGGATTCCATGCTAGTTTCACAGAATTCAGAATTCTGCCCTTCGAAGAACCAGCTGGAGAAATCCAAGGCTCACGATTAGCATCTGTACGTGCCATGCAACCAGCAACATCTGGATTCAATGGAACGTAAATATATCTGTCGTTATACTTGTCATACTGATACTTCCATCCGCTGTCTGCTACTGCATATGTTGAGCGTGTCAAAGATGCAAATGCTGCAATAACTGCCGCTGCTGGAGATGCATTGTTTACTGAACTAGCATATGTTGGAGATACAGTTACAACGCAATCTTTTCTTACCTCGCAAACGTCAGCAATGATTGTGTTTACAACCGCTACTGATGCTTGACCTGCAATAACTACTGACAATGGATATGCTTCTTTGTCTGATAGTTTTGTGAATGCTGTGATTCGTGCAGCATCTGTAATGTTACCGCCATCAGCACCACCAGCTAGATTGTATGTTTTTGGTGTTGCAACACTTGTGTATGTTGTATTTTCTAGAGCATTACCCCAGTTTGCTGAAGCATTGTCGTGATCAGCCCACCAAATGTATTTCGATTGGCTGTTGATAACACTTGCGTAGTAGTTTGTTCCACCGTTTTCGCCCTTAGAATCAGAACCCTTAGATAGAGAAGCAAACTTCTCTAGCACATTGCCCTTAACTCCAGTCAGATTTCCTGTTCCGTCTACAACAACTACGTGCATTTCGTCATCAACTGCGTTTTTGTCAGCGGCATTTGGAGTTGTTCCTGGTGCTGCTGCAAAAATATCAAAATATTGCCATCTGCGCTTTACTGAAGCCTCTGATGTTGCACCAGTCAAGTGTGCAGACTCTAGAGTTAGTGAAGTTCCGTTTGCGACGGATTTTACTTGCACACTTCTTGAGTTTAGGATAAGAATGTCACCAACAACAACTTCTGTTGTGAAAGCTGTTCCAGATCCTGTAACTACAGTTCCATTTACTGCAACTGACAATGTTCCTGTCAATGTGCTTTCCCATGCTGCTGAAGATGGGCAAGTAGAAACTTTAATTGCATTTCCTAGAACTCCAGGATACTTTGCTGCCCATGGACCAACATCAAGAGAGCCAGGCACAGTAGTGTCATAGCTTGTTGAATTTTGAATAAGCACTCCAGTGCCAGCGTTTGCTGTATCTGATGTAGTCTTAGTTGCTGTTGCATTCAATGCAGCCGCTGTGTTTGCTGCACGAACAACAAACAATGACTGTGAGTATGAAAGGAAGTTTGATGCGCTAAGAAAATCAATTGTGGAATTAGACGTAGCTGAAGGAGAACCGAATTTTGATCTAAGATCAGCTTCACTAACGACTAGTGTTGGTTCATTGAGAGGACCCCAACGAAACTCTCCTGCAAATCCACCGCCTGTAGTTGCAAGTGATGGTGTTGACGAAATTTGATCTACTTCTGTGATCTTTACGCCAGGTGATACTAAACTGATTGCCATTTGTTATTCTCCTTGATTGGAATTTGTATTGTCTTCACTCATTATCACGTGTCTTCATTCTAAAACTATTTATAAAAAAGTAAAATTAGAGTCTTCTTTATCTTGACTAGACCATACTTGCCCAGCGCCATCAACGAAAGTTTGATCTTCTGTTCCTGTATTTATAAATCCGAATGGCGTAAGTTCTTCTTCAATAACTTGCATTCTCTTTTCATACAAGGCGTGCCGCAAATTAACATTGCTGAGTTCTTTGAAATATGAGTTTGTAGTCAACCAAGAGAACAAGACAAGTGTCATGACAAGATCGTCATGGTATCCTTCATCTGCTTCATAACTATTTTTCTTTTCAATGAAAGTTGCTATCTCTGCAATCGTGTCAACGTCTGGAATATGGATCTTCTTCTCTTCCATGAGTGACTTGAAGTTGAAGCAACCGATGCGCTTGACTTTCTTGTCTGTCATTACACCCAACTGAGTCTTACCACCACCGAAACCACCAGAGACTAATTGCCCCGTCTTGGTGTTTCTGTTCACATAGATGATATTCTCATACTCATACTCATCATGAAGAATGTGAGCAACTTGTTCCGATGAGTTGATCTCTAGTAATATGAATGCGTCATTGTATTCTTTTCCGATCTTATTTATGATCGATGGATACAACAGCGGGCTGACTTGATTGTCACGATACTTTGCTACCATCTTATATGGAACTTGTGTTATGTCTATGACAGAGAATGCTGAGTAGTCACCGCCGACACCTTTTGCTGTGTCTGCTATCATGACGTAAGACTTCGCTTTGTCTGGTTTTTCAAATACATCAAGCCCATCTTTACTGTACACAGGTGGAGATGGAGACAATTGTGCAATTGTATCAGAGTTGATCAGTGTGAGACTTGATCCAAGGAAGTTACACAAAACTTCTTGATTGAACTTGAGTTCACCTAACAGTTTTCTTTGGGTTTCTGCCCACTTCTCATCTCTACCTGGAATCTCCCAATAAGGAATGAACAGTGTGATAAAGCCATTTCTGCCATTTGTTGCATCGTTCCAGAACTTCCAGAAGTGATTGTATCCAAGTGGAGTGGAACTCAACAGAATCTTTGTCGTTTCACCAGCAGAGATTGTAGGATAGACTGATGTGAAGAACTGTTCTGCAATATTGTTTGGAATGATCGCGGTCTCGTCTACATAGAGCAAGTTTACAGACTTACCACGAATACCAGATGCTGATGTCGCTGCGGTGAAGACGATTGATCCATTCTCAAGTGCAATGTCACCCTTGTTCCATGTCGTGACTCCTTGTTGCATCCACATAGGAAGATTCTCATACATCAACTGATATCGATACAAGACTTCTCTAGCTGCTGGCGCTTTGTTCGCTAGAATGGCGACAGTCTTTGATTCTTGAAAGATAGTGTACCAGAGAATGTATGCTGCTGATGTCGTTGTCTTGCCTTGCTGGCGCCCCTCCATGAGAATGACTTTGCGATTTTCATGGATGACTTTGACTTTGTTGACCTGACAGGGATAGAGTTTGAAGGGTTGCAAGCCATGATCAAGTGTAACGATCATGCAATAGTTATTGATGAAGTATACTGGATCCTCTGCACACTTGATGTACTCTTCAAGTTGCTCTTTAGTGAATCCTAATTGTACTCCAGCGGCTTTGAGGTTTGCGTTACCTAGATAACTCTTGACTGGCACTATTTACCCTTTAGCATCTTCTGCAACTCTGCTGTACTTCCAACAAAAAGTGCGTTTGTCACATGCTGTGGTGCAGATTCTTTTTCTTTACCTCTAGCTTCTTTTGCTTTCTTGCCTAGTTCCAACAAGTCTTTGTTTGTCTCGGCTAGTGTCTTGATCAACTGCCCGACAACTTCATATGCGCGAGGAGACTCACCTTCTTTCGCTAAGAAGATGATGTTCTCCATAGCGATCTTGCCATTCTCAATCAAACCTTTTAGATTGCCTCTTGCATATTCGTAATCAGCATCTATGTTACCATCTTCGGCGAGTTGATTTAGTGGTGTTGTCTCTTGGTGAGTGACAACTGTTGCATTTTGGTCAGCAACAACTGAAGGTACGATGTCAAAGACATTATCTAGTTTTTCATCAACAGTTTTTTTCATGGTTATTCTGACGTTTCAATTATTGTTTCAGTAAATCCAAATTCAGAGTTGCCTTCATAGACGCCCTTCCATACTTGCTTTGCGTTATTTCTGCCGTATGAATCGTCATTGATAGTGATTGTCGCCTTATTGATATATGCATCTTTGTTTACAGGTCCGAACAGGTAACCCTTGACTGTAAAATTCATTTGCCATGTCAAAACTCTACGAGACTCAAAATCACCTTCATATGAATCATCAGATGAGATTCCTGTCAATTCAATTGGAACATCAAGTCTTATGTCCATTTCTGATAGAGCATGCATTGTCACTGTAAAGTCTGGTGTAAAAAAGGGAACAATTTGCTCTATAATCTGGACACCATCTTCTGCGTTTTTTACCAATGCGTACAGCGTGAACTGCATATCATATGGAACAGGAGCGTACACTGACTTGAAGTTTTCACCGCCAATGTTTGTTCCCTTTGTTATTCTTCTTGCGCTATTCAACTTTCTACTAGGCGCATAAGTCATGGAGTCTAAGGTGAATCCAAGCCTAGGCAAAGTGATTGATAGTGGTCTATTCAGATCAGGATCAGCTTCAACTCTTGCAAGCCACTTTTGCTTTGGACCATAGGTAATTGGAAGATTGATGGTTTGAACTAGATTTCCACTAGTGTCTCTTCTATCGACAGTGATCTCATCAAAGAGATTACCAAACATGATAACATATTTTCTAAGTGTGCCGTGATAAAAATCGTGCCCGAACATCATGATTAGTACTCCCAAACTTCAGAAAATGGATTCTTTTCAGTGAAGTCTACTATTTCAGTCTGACGAATTTTCTCAGAAATGTATTCGTTGTCTGCTTCAACTTCCTTAGTCACGATATGATCACCTTCTGATAGAATCTTATATGAATCTTCTAGTAGAACACTGTCTACATCCTCAAGAAGAATTTTTGCGATGAACTCATTTGACAGACTGTAGTTTTCTTCTAGAGTGTCAATTTCTTCCACTCCAGTGTCCAGTCTTTCGCTTGAGTATTCAAATCTGTCACATCTGATTTCAAATGAGTATAGATTTCCCAGTGGGAAGAACACATCAATGTTTTCAGTGAACTTGATTTCATACATGTATCCAAGCATAGGTATCCAAACTAGATCACCTTCTCTTGGTCTTATGATTGATGAGTAATCGTATGTTGGCTCTTGAAGAAGAAGTGATCCATCTTCAAGTAGAAAATTGTATGAGTATTCCGTCGTCAAGCACTGTTTCAGTGACTGACTAAATCTTTTCTGAGACACGGTGAATGTGATAGACTCATCGATCTGGAGACCAAACTTAGAAAGAAAGTCTTCTTGCCCCATGAATCCATCATATGATTTGATATACATTTCCATTTCAATCGCATCGTCAAAGATTGAAGCCGGATCTTCGCCGTAAAGAATATCTTTACCGACAAATGTTCTAGGTAAAAAATATCCTTGAACGCCATAAATCTTGATGGCTTCAATGATCAAGTCCTCAAGAACAGATTGTTCTCTAGCAACTTTTGTGTACTGATTGA